TATGCAACGAGTGCTGAACCGCCTGTAATCTTCGTAGTCTTCTCGACAATCTTGCCAGTGCCTGCGCCAGTCCCTTTGTCGGTCAGGGTGAACGTCCAATAGTTGGTATCATCTGCGGCGACCGCGTCTTTGGTGACGAGTTTCACCGAGTTGATGACACCTGCACGCGGGGCAACGAATGCAATCTGTGAGGTAGTAGCGGAGACAGCGCCGAGTGGAATGATGACCGGTCTGGTATTGGCAACGGCTGACAGGATGGGGGAGGTGACCGAGGTTGTAGCGAGTTGGGTAGTACCAACAGCACCGTCTGCAATAGTGCCGGCTCCCGGGCTGGGTTCGTGGTGAACACGGATAGTTGCGGTCAGACCTGCGCCAATAGCGGCCATGGCATAACCGAAGAAGTATCCGCCTGCGCTTGTGTTGTTCAGACTTGCGGCGGCATCGTGGAACCAGATGACGTCTCCTGCGGCAATACCTGCGCCGCCAGTATCAACAACGCTAAATTCTGCGTCGAATGCGCCGAAGTTCACGGACGTGAGCCCGGTTACTGCATCTTCTGAAGTCTCTGCGATACCGGTCCGGTATGCGTATCTCACGGGGTTGTTGGTGACAGGTGCGGCGGGATACGTGCAGGCGACTGCTATCTTGTATCCCGGTTCGTAGACAATGGTAGTTGACATGGATTATGCTCTCCTGATTGCGGCTTCTGCCGCTTCTTTGGTCATACCCACAGACATGAACGCCTGCAGAAGTGCGGCGTCTGATTCTGCGGCGGTTGGCGTTGCAGGTGTAGTAGTGCCAAGGTCGCGGACACTGCCGGACCCGGCAATCTTTGCAAGATACTCCGCTTCTGATTTAATAGCGGCCTCGATTGATGCAGTGTATGTCACTGTATCAAGTTTTCCGTCTTTCATCGGCGGCACGCGTGCGAGTGACTCGACAATACGGGCTTTGGTGATATCGGGGATTTTGGCGTCTTTGACCTTGGACTCAACAAAGCCTTTGGCTTCGATGAGCGTCAGGGCTTCAGACATCCTGGCGTTCTCGGTTTTGAGTGCGGTGATTGTATTTCCTGCCTCTTTCAGTTTGGTCTCAGTCTGTGCGAGTGCTTCCTTGGTGGTAGCACCAGCCTCGAACTCTGCACGGATAGCCTCGACGATATCGGGGCGTTCGGTTTTCAGAGATTCGAGGGTGATAGTTGGTTTTGCTGTGTCTCCCATAGTGGTTGATTCATTGGCGGTGATTTGGTCTGAGGTCGGTTCTGGTGGACCCGCGGTCCTGAACGCTTCGGCGATAGCGCCTCCACGCCCCGGCATGGTCACGAAATCAACGGACCGAGCCGCGGCGATGTGTGTAATGATAGTTCCTTTTCTGCCTTCTGCCTCTCCGTTCTCGGATTCGCCCCAAACATAATGGGACAGCCCGATATGCGGACCCATCTCAGACACTGAGTCACGATACGCCGAAAACACTTTCGCGTCAGCGTAAACGCCGGGTCCTTTCTTGCCGTTCTCGTCCCAGTATGCGTCAGAAGTCTGCACGGCGGCAAGGTCTCTGAGATTCCGTTCCGGGCGGTCCATCTCCTCGGATGCCGAGGGATGGTTCCAGTACATCTGGAGCCCTTTGTGATACACACCCTCGGAAACCGCTTTCTGAAGCGTTTCTTTGGAGTAGTACCCTGAAGAACCCCATCCGGCATCAATGATTTTGATTGGGATGTTGCCGTCTTTGTCAACTGTCGATTCCATCAGCGGGACAATAATCCCGCCAAACTCCTTCATAGTAGTGGTTGCTGTCACACTGGATATCACTCCTGCGTTGGTTGTTGTGGTGGTCGAGGGTATCATGACATCTCGGACCCCACACGGCGGTACAAGGTCGCCGACCTGCATCCCGGATGTCCGGGTGGATACTGGTGACCGGACGGGAACGGGACATCTAACCCTATCCATCCAGCCGCCGCGTTCGTTTTGCATAACTGCGAGACGCGTTCATCTCCTACCGTCGACCATGACTTTTCCATATCAAGTCCAACATCTGCCATCTCGTCAATGACAATACGGTTTCCTGTCTCGTAAGCCTGCCCCATCTCAGTCACCGCGATAAGTTCCGCACGGGTCCGGAGATGCTTCAGCGGGCTTCCAACCCCAAACTCCTTATACTTTGCAACGATATTCCTGGCGACCTGCGAGTAACTCTGACCTTCATCCATCCCTTTGGTTAAGATGGCAGATAGTTCAGACCGGGTAGTCTGGTCTACATTACTGACTAGTTTCGCGGCTTGGGTTCTGATAGCGTCAGTCGCGCGAGTATTCTTGACGTTAAACTTGAAAGTGACTTCGAACTCAGCCGCGCGGTGTTCCATTGCGGCAGACATCGCGGCTAATGCGGCATCTTGTAACGGATAGCTGAACGCGTCATATGAAGCGTAATTTGCCAGATTTAACGCGCCTTCCACCGGGACGATGGTAGGCGATACCGCTTCTGTAAACATCTTCCTGACAGACCGGTCAAGCTCTGCCATGAACACTTCTTGGTGGATAGCGAACGCCTTTGACATATCAGCACTCAGGCGTTTCTCAAGTGGGAGCAGAGCGCGGTCACGCTGTGCGACCTTCGCGCGGGCGGTCACGGTTTCGATGAGCGATGTAAGGACGGGGTCGTTCACTGAGCGACCTCGCGAAGATATGATTCAAGTTTGCCGATAGCCCGTGAGAGTGCGACCTCGCTATCGGTATCAGTTCCGGTGGTCAGTCCGTCGTCGTCTCCGAACCATTCGTCTACAAGCTCGTTGCTGTTCTCCTCGCCTAGAATGTTCAGGAGTAACCGTGCCGCATGCTTGAGCGGGATAGTACCGGCTGGCAGACCGCCGTTGAGTGTCGTGGCGGAAACGATTGCGTTTATCATCTCGAGGGTGTTGTGCTGGAGGATTGGCGGGAATTTGACTTCGACCAGTTTCGATATCGGTTCACCTGTTTCAGGGTCAATACCAAGCGTAACGATACGGTCTCCGTCGTCGTCTGTTTCCACGGTCGCACCGTTGGCAAGTTTGCCATTTGGCGCAAGGGCGGCGGCATCGATGATATACCCAACGATACCTGTGAGGATTGACCGCCACAATCCCTGCCGAGCGGTAAACTGGAGTTCCATCGGGCGCTCCATACTGGTCGCCGTTGCGCGGTTGCCAGTGCTCGGGTCGCCAGTGAGGTATGGTTCGTTGATACCGGTGGCACTGCATACCATCAGCATAAGCCGGCGTGCGTCGTCCATTCCGGTTGTCATGCCAGAGGTCTTTATGGGTTCGTAGGTGGCGCCTCGTGTTGATGCCCATGTCCCGCCTACCTGATTCCCAGCCGCATCCCTTGCGTTGGCGAGGTTCGTTTGAAGTGACGGAAGCATCTCCTGTAGTTTGGATACCGCCGTGGTAACTGATTTCTTATTTTCCCCTATAATCCGAGACGCAAACATCGCGAGAGAATCAGTGATAGTTACCCACTTTTCGAGGAACGATTTATACGCGCTCGCCCAGTCACACGCCGCGTAGACCTCGGATACCCCAAACTGCATATCGTTCAGGCGGTTGGTACTGATATGATATACCGGGCTCTCGACGACGGGAATATCACCAATATATGCGGGATGTCCTCCGGCGGGGGTATATCTCCAATCAGGATAATATGCCTTGTGCGTAGTAGGTGTTGATATACCAGACTGTGCGGAATACGTCGACGATTGCCAGACCCGAAGATAGTAATGGGCGTCCTGTGCGTCGTCAGGGTTTGCGATGATAGATAAGACTTCGTCGAACGGGATGGTTCGTATCTTGATCCGTCCGGTACTTGGGTTCTGGAACATGACAAAGAACAGGTTGCCGAACAGTTGGAGCTCAGTCTCAAGTCTTGTCCACGCTTCGACGTCACCGACAACGGTCATGTTGGACGGGTCGGACAGTGTCTCCTGGACGACCGCATCGACTGTCGGATGTACCGCCCGGATAGTAACGCCTTGCGCCCATACATACAGGCACTGCACGGTTACCGCCCGTTTGATAAGCGGGTTTTTGATCCACATCAACCGGACCATCTCAGATATCCGTCTCAGACCATCGCGGGAAAAGTCGCGGTCGTACCCACTAGATAGCGACATATACCCCTGCTCGATGAGATGATTCTCAAGGACGTCAAGCCGTTCCGACATCAT